TGTCTGTAAAGAACACATCGTAATCATTTTGACGCATGAATACCTGCGTAAGTCCTGATACGCTGTCATATTCCATGCCTACCGAATCTAGGTAGTCTTCAAATAAATCTTGTTCTCTACGGATATTCATTAGTAGCCTCTAAAAATATAGCCTCCAACTTCTGTATACCCATCGTATTCTAAGTCCCGTGCAAATTTCTTGTAATCGAAGAATTTCTTGATTGTATCCAATCCTAAGTCAGAAGTATCTCCAATCATATCAATATACCATTCTGCGATGTCTTCGTTTCGCATCGAACTTATCTCTTCGTAGATAATTTGTGCTTCCATTTCTGAGTCATACCGATCTTCCCAATCATCCATGATTAAGGAATAAACATCACCGTTAGCATTAAGCGCAAGACCAAATCCATCATAATCAAAGTAAGATTCGTATTGGTCATCACTCAATTCGATTTCATCTAAGATGGTGTAGGCGTAATCTAGAACGCTATCTTCCTCACCTTGATAAGCGTTTTCCATAAACTCACGGTAATCATCATAACCCCCTAGTTCATCGGCTGCTTGAACAATAGTATTTGCAGGTACTCCATACGATTTAGAAACAACAAATAACTCGTCCCATTTTTCCCACACTCCCTCGTCTTGGTTAATGCTGTACGCTTCGCTTTGGCTCAGGTAATCCCAATCTACAATATCGTAATCGACAAAGTTTAAAGATTCAACTTGCTCATTAAACTCATCTGCAAATTGCCTCCATTGCTGGTACTTAAAAGGCTCGAACATAATATCCGTGCTGCCTCCTGTGGGTAGGTAGACGCGATACCATACTGTTATGTCTGTTCTGTTCATGACTTTGTTCTATGTCTATAATATACATATAAAGAAGCGTAACACCAACCCGTAAAATTAAAGGGTAGTTTTAGACGCTAACTGTGATGCTTGCATTGCTTGCCCTTCTAATTGACTTTGTACCACGTACGCTTGCACCCCTCCTGCTGTTTCTAATCGCGAAGGTAAAGGTGCTGTACTTTGTGTGCCAAAGCCTGATCGAGTCTGACCAGTTGAACCACCTCCTACGCTACCGCCTGATGTTCCTGCTTGGTCTAAGATTCCTTTGATACTTGCAAAGCTACTAAGCACACCACCTACCATAGTCGTAATAAGCACTCCTAATGAGATAGGGTCTTTCGCTGTATCTGATGCTCCCCTTACTGCGTTTGCCATTGCAATTGCTTGATTAAGCAATACGTCTGCTACAGCTAATGCTTTCTGCTCTTGACTGTTTTGTTCTGCTAACCTGCCCATTTGCTTAAACACACCGCTTACTCCCTTGGCTAATGCCTGCCTTCCTTGAATCTCAAGGTCTATTACCTCTTGGTTCTCGTCAATCTCTTTTTGCTTATACTTCTCGTTAATAGAATCTTTCTGTGCCTGATACGCTTCAAATGCTTCAAGTAGCAAAGCATCGTTTGTTCCTGCTAACTCTTCCTGTCTTTCAAATTCAGCAAAGGCTGCTTCTTCTTCTAGCTGCTTATCTGTCAAGTTCTTTTGGCGCAACTCTTCTGCTAGTTGTGCTTCCTTATCTAGTCGCTCTTTTTCTTTAGCGTTCTTTCTGTCAAGTGCTTGTTGGTCTAAAGCCTCGATATCCATATCATACTGCTGCTTTAAAACTAGCAACTGAGAAAACGTTGCACCCCTAGCTTTTAGTTCTGCCTGGTCTGCTTCATACTGCAACCTGCGCCTTTCCTTCTGTTGCATTATGTCATCTTCAATCATAGCCAAATACATTTCTTCCTGTATCTTGACTAATCGATCGGCTACAAATTGAGCGTCTTGTTCTCTTTTCCTAGCCGCGTCATCTCGTTTCTTTTGCGCTTCCGCTTCTGCCTGCTCCTCGTTTTTATTGGCGCGTAATTGATAGCCTGCTCGTGTATTTTCTAAACGCTGAAGTTGTTCTTCTGCTTCATCAATTGCCTTTTGACCGTCTTCTTCTATTCCTTCAGGGTCAAACAGCATATCGCCAACGCCTGTATAGAATCCTTCTGCAAAATTTGTTGCTTCTTCTAATGCGCCAATCTTTACTAATCCTGCGCTTATTGCGTCTATAGCAGTTAACGCTGCCGCCACAGGTGCTGTAAGCAACATCAAAATACCTGCTACTGTATCACTCGCTTTTTGTGCTGCTTTAGTTTGTTCTTCCTGTTGCGTCTTTAAAGACTCAATCATAACCCTTTGCGCGGCAATTGCTTCATCTGTCGCTGCCATACGCATTGCTAGAATTTCTTCTTCTGTTGCTCCTTGCAGTTTTAAAATATTCTCAGTAGCACTAATTGCTTCTAGTTGGTCATTTGCAGCTTGCACTAACTCTTTGTTCTCTTCAACTAGTTTATCTGTTTCATCTGATGCACTGCTGATAGCTGCTGATATATCATCCCAATAGCCGACAATTGCACCCAAGGCGACAACAAGCAAACCGATTCCTGTTGAAGCAATAGCACTTTTCAATCCTTTAAAGCCTTTGCTTAATCGTGCAACTGATCGCTGCGTTGATTTAAACTGCCTGAGCGTCCGAGTTAAACCCCTAGGCAACAGTCCTGAAAACAAATCACCTAAGCCTGCCCAATCTTTAGTAGCTGTTCTGCCTGTTTTCCCTACTCTTTTGCCTGCACTATCTGCTTTTTGGCTCAGACTATCTAATGATTTTGCGGCTTTTTCAGCAGCAGGTGTAACCTTATCAACTCCAATAAGGTTAAAATTCATGTCATTACTCATCGGTTCTTCAGTATTAAGTTGATTTTCTTCAACGCGCCCACCTTTAAATCGTGCCTACCGTACCAGTGCAACCACATTTTTTTTCCTTTTTGCTCTTCGTCTTGCGCTAATCGTATAGCTAAAGGCAGTCCATAGCCTATTGCGTTTATCCAATATTTCATCCGTTGAAGTCTAAGGTTTCTGTGGGGCTAACGTTCAAAGTAATTTCTGTGTTAGGCGTTTTATTAAAGTAAGCAGGTGTAGACAAAACAACCACCTTGTCAGAAATTCTAACTACTTGCACAGTTGATCGTATATACCAATCCTCTATTAAATTGTTTGAACCTGCGCACTGCAAACTATACGTGGCATTTGCTCCTGAACTACGCTGTGATGTTTGAATGCTAATTGTACTGTGTGTCCCACTGTCACTTTGGTTGTTTATAATCGTAGGACTTCCAATAGTGCGTAAAGTGCAAGCTGTAGAAGCTGATGTTCTTGTATTTGCTAAAGCAGTTTTCGCTGTAAAGTTAGCTGCGTTACCATGTGTAGAACTAGACCCGCCTACTTCAATAGCAGTTATGTCATAAGTGATATACGTGATAGTGTCATCAGGCACAGGTATGTCGCTTATCCCTGTTGTTGTAGCTGCTGTAACGCTGTTAGCATCAATCGTTCGAGCGAAAAATTCTGCTGTGTATGTGCCTCCTGAAACAAATCCTCCATTGAATGGAGTTACTGTAATGTCGTTATAAACGCCAATGTCAGCAGGATTGTTAGGAAATCCATCGGTAGGTTCAGTGTCTTCAAATGAACCAATCGGATTTGTACCACCTCCCCCGTGAGAGTTGCCAGGATTATGAAAGCATTTGTTGTGTAAATCACTCCATATAAAACCATTCAATTTGCAACATTCAGGCGTAGCATCAGCAGGCAACCCTGTTTCTATGTCTACAAAATCAACAGTACCGTCTGCATTTAATCCAAATGTTGCTACCTGTAAATTGCAATCCGAACTAATTAGGGCATTTGGCGCATTGATTACTTTGATCAGTTCCGCATTGCATAGTTTCTCCCCGTCAAGCGTGAAGTTTTTTAAACTTAGTAGTTTCCAATATGCACCTTCGATGTACAGTAAATCATTAAACTTTAAGTCATATACATCAGTAGCATTGAGCGCAAACTTAGCTGTCATCAATCGGCTTTCGTCTCCGTATATCTCATTCATCATACGCAACCAGTACACCTCAAATAACTGTTGTTTTGTGTATCCGTTAATTGGCGGTGTGTTTAGATTGTCAGGGTAGCTGTAACCCCAATGCAAAGACAGGGTGCTTTCCGTTACGCCATAACTATTGTTTTGTGAAAAGTATGGATAGACAGCACTGTCTTGTGTGCCGTACTTAAAAGTGTGTCCATTGCCTATCGATTGCAAACCGTTGTAGTAAGCTAAGACAGGTTTACAAGCAACAAATTCCTTTAGGTATATATTATCATTTTGCGCCCAATTCCAAAATGTAGGGACAAGAACATTAGGGACTAAGCTAGATGTGTTGTTTTCTGAATTCTGATAAATTTTGCGCAGGCGTAATGGTTGGAAAATGTCGCTTGTTTTTATCTCACCTGTGGCAAAGTCGTTGTCTTCATTTTCAAATATGTACGTACCCTTGACTCTTTTTTGGTGATGCTGATACCATTCGTTCAAAAAATCTTCTCCTTCACCGTCCGAAAACGTAATTGATTTCTTTTGATACTTCGTGGTTGGCTCAATCGTTATGCTGTCTGCATCTACTTTATTTGTCCAATCTTTACCTACTCCTGTATCCCACCATGTTTCCCAAGGCTCAACATATATTGTGCCTACGGCATCCCGATCTGTAACCATGCGCAAGTTGAACTTCTCAAATACAGCTTTGAGCCATTTGTCAACAGTAACATCAGGAAAGTTTGATGATACGTCAACGATAGTAGTTGAGATGCTAGAACTTTCTAAAGTAAAATATGAAACTAAATCGCCATCGTTCGTAGTAATTCTTGTTGCGTCAAACGAATTGCTTGTGCTACACTCTACCTCTACTACATCGCCTTGGGAAAGCTGCAAATACGACTGGCTCTGAATCACATTAACTACTAATGGGTCACAAGTATTTACGAAATTCGTGCCGCTATAACTGTTGCCGTTTTGTGCAAATCGAACATTGACATTGAATGATTCGGCTGAAGTATAATTTGGAACATCAACAAGCAACATAGTTTGTAGCAAGTAGTACCCATCAAATGGCGCAATAAATTGCCCATTAGTTAGCAAACCATCAGGGTCATAAAATGGGTTGCCTGTTTCAAGATTAAAATTTAAGGTTTGATATATTCCTGTTTGTGATGTAGGAATGTTTAGCGCAGATGTTAAGCCTGTTTTAAACCCATAAGTTGCCCTTGATTGTACCCTTTCAGTTTCTGTAGCAAGAAACATATAGATTTTACTGAAGTCTGCACTATCAAAAAAATCGCTGTCGTACACAAACCCTGCATATTCAAAAATATATTGAATCAAGTATTGAATCCTGATTGCAGGTTTAAAGTTTACAGGGTCTAAGCCACCTGTTCCTAAGCTGTAACCATTAGCATCAAACATAAATCCTGCGCTTGTTGTGCCTGCGGATTCTGCGTTAGTCGCACTGCTTACCCCATAGTCTGCTAATGGGTATACTATAACTCCACCACCTACGTTCCCGGTGGTTATGTCTGTCAATGACCAACTAGCAATGATATTGTCCCACGTTAAAAAATGGTCTAGGTCAGTATCTACTGTGCCTGCCTCAGTAATAAATAGCTGCTCCCATGACAAGTCTTTAATTGTTTCAAACAGCTTTGCCAACTCTTCAAATACTACTACGGTATACTCTTCTTCTGTTGCGTTCAACAGTTGCATGATACCTGACATTACTAGAATACCGTTGTCGTACACATCAACGTTAGTACGCTTGGTTGCCTTAAATGTCCCTAAACTTACATTGTAGTCATAGTAGAATGAAAAGAACTTTAGGTTCTCACGTGTAGCAGGCAGCTTAAAATTAAAGCTGTAAGGTGATCGGTTAGCAAAGGGTTTTGCTAAATCTTGAAATTGGAAATTTAACTGAATTGGTACTTTAGGTGTATCTAACTGTACCTGGTTTGTTCCGTCTTGTGAAGTAGCTATTAATTGTACCATTACCTAGTTGGTCGTAATCGTGAAATGTCTACCTGTAACTCATAAGAAGTCAAGCCATCATTAACAGATGTTTTGCGTTGGAACGAACCATCTGCCACTACGACTCGTACAGCTTTGTTTTTGTCTGCCCCTGTAGAGTTTGTGCCGTAGTTATCGCTGCCTGTCATGTATACTCGCTCGCTATTCATAAGCGACATCATCAAAGGACTTAATGTAGCAGGGTCACCAAACGCTGTATTTAATTGAAACGTGGTAGTCGTTACGCTACTTGCTTGTGTCTTGCCTCCTTCGTAGCTGTACTTGCTGTAAGCTGTTGCTCCTTGTCCGTTTGCATCATAGCTGTTACCTCCAATCTCTCTGTACTCTGTTCGCTTAATGTTTTGCCTTAACTCTGACTTGCCATTAAACACAAGGCTATCCAATCCACCTTTGCTGTTCCACCAGTGCAAGGTGTAAAACTCGCCTGCTTGCTGAAACTTGTTGCAGTCTAAACGTTCAAACCTATATGTAGCAGAAACTGCATTTGACCAAGGTTCACCTTGATTGTCTGATAAAATAATGTCATAATGTGTCCACCCTGCATTAGTTGCATTTGCAGGTGAATACGTTCCCGATTGACCATTTAGATTTGCTGTGCCAATACCAAGATAAAGCAGCCTTTCAGTGTCTGCTGTTACAGTGCTAGGTGTTGCACCACCAGTAGCAGCTTCGTTGTTCAATGTGTTTTGACTTAACACTGTTGACCCATTGTAGTATCGAATGCTTATGTAATTCGCATCAGAATCTGTAGTGTTGATGAAAGCTAGTGTTGCCCAAGTCGTTTTGCCTGTATCATACACCACGTAATTTTTGTACACTCCTCCGACTAAAGGTGTATCAGAAAGAAACAAAGCGTTAGCATCATTAGGTATGTATGAATCGCTATCCGTTGTTTCAATTACCGTTGAGGTAGGCAGGGTAAAATTGCCTGATACCAACTGAACTGTTTGATCGGTTTCACTGTCAAGCGTTAACGTAGGTTGTAAATTTTCTGCTGTTGCCGAATAGTAACCAAAGCGCATTGTTACAGTCTTAAATGCAGATGTGTTTGTGCTTAGTAAATTGCCTGCTGACTGACCTAAAAACCACTTGTTCTCGTCAGGCTTCACAAATTGAGCCGCAACAATTCGTGTGTTAAAAACAGCGCAGTCAGCATTGTTTGGTAGTTGCGATAAAGTAGCCTTGATTGCTAAATCAACAATTACCGCGCAAGCATACCTGTACTTAAAATCTCCTATGTTGTCTTCATCTTCAACCACATAGATTAGTTCGTCATACGCACCGCGTAAACCTGTGCTTGTTTGTCTTACGTTATATGCCATTACCCTAAATTGATTGTGACTGTGTATTCTTTGCCAAAGTTGCTGTTGTAGAATAGCTGCAAGTCTTTTGTTAATGCTGCGCCTAGCTTTCGTTGTGCTTGTTTTTCTGCATGGTCAAACGCTAGGGCATAGTAGCCAGTCGGCTTAATGCCTGTCAAGTAAACGCTTCTCGCTATCCTTTGGGACATAGCATCGTAACTTAAAAACCTTCCTTTCTTATCCCTCCACGATTGATTGCTTATCCCCCGATCGGTTATCCATTTTCTAATCGCAGGCTTTAACGCTCCCTTCTGACCTGTCCCACTTCCAAATTGATATTCGCTTTCAGGTGCTTTTGTAGAAGATGCTGCACCTTTTACTCCTTGCTCTACAAAATCCCAATAAGGGACATCAGCACCAAACGACATAGTTAAACCTGTAGCCGTTTCTGATAGTTCAAACCCAAGTGATTCAGACAAAGCACCCGTAACCACCTTGTCCTTTTCTACTAGAATGCTTCGTGCCTCTGACACAACATAGCCTCCCAAGTCTTTGATAGCTTTCAAAAACTTAGGCATCTTTAGCAAGTACCTGTTTTGCCCTACGTTAATTTCTACCTCTAGCTTAGTCATAAGGGGCAATGCAAAGGTTCAATGGCGTAGGTAGTTTAATCTCAAACTGCGTACTCCACCCTGTAAGTAAATTGTCAAACCTAGCTGTAAACGGTGTGCAGTTCAAGGGTAGTTCGAAACTCCAAGCATTAGATATTTCGCTTCCTTGGTTTACGTTAAATACAAACTGGCTCGCTACGTCTTGCAGTAACAGATAAGTTTCTGTGTATATCTGTGTAATGACTTCCTGCTGTTTCTCTATTACAAGATCGCCTACTATGATTTCATACGAAAAAACAGTAGCCCCACCTTCCATCGTTGCGCCTGTGCATTGACCATACAGTAACGGGTAGTCAGTCACGTTCAACTTCTCCATGTCCAACGTATCAATAGTAGACGTATGGAAACTTTTTAGCGTTAAGTGATTATCTACAATGGCTTGTAAGGCGTTGTTAATGTCTTGTATTGTCTGCATTCATCTTAATGTTTTGAGATACTCGAACGTCTTTCTCGTATGATAGGAAGGTCAGTACATCTTCTATATACAATTCTGTTACACCCTGAATACTTAAAGGATTTTCATTTGCTAGTTCGTAGATAGTGGCGTACCATCCCCACTTACTGTGAATTGTCTTGGCTTTTTCATCTGCATCTTTCCGTTCAAAGAGCGTTGCATAGTGATAGCTAATTCCTTTTCGATGTTGCAAAAAAAAACCAACGCTCCTATAGCTACATCCATCTTCAAGTTAAGCATTTCTGCTTTCCTTTCCTTGCTTGGTAGGTATGTTTCTATCTCGTAACTATCATGGCGTTCAAGCACAATTGGTCTGTAAAGAATAGACATAATGATGTGCAAGTTCTCAAACATACCTTGATTGCAAAACGTATCAAGGTCTGCAAATTCCCCTACTGTTAGCGTTGTCCAATTAGGTATGAATCCGTACCATCTATCATTCAGCTTAACCTTGTTTTGTAATGGCTGCTTCATAGTAGAAGCGTCAGGGTCAGAAATAAACCACGCAAGCATTTCACCTGCTTTTTCTATCTCGTGCCATTGAGCATTTTGTAGCGTACCAGGCTCTAAGCCTCCCAAACATTCTATGGCTAAACGAACTGACTCATGAGCATTCATGGATTTCTCGTATGCTTTCCACACGTTTTGATACTGTTCTATGGTTATCTCGTGGTAACCTTCAGGTAGGCTTACTTTCATCTTACGTAGTATGTACGGTTTCTATGTGCTAGTTTATTTAGGCAGCAGTATCTAACAGCATCGATTCCATGATTCCAAGCGTCCCGTGGGTGTGGAAGTATGCGCCCGTCCCGATCTGTATTCCACTTGTAGTTTCTAAACTCTTTCTGCAAGTTCAAGCTGTCCGACTTGATAAACAACTTGTGCCTTCTCATTATGTCAATGCCATTGCGTATGCTGTCTGCTCCTTTACGTGCAGGCTTCACGTTAAAGTTCATGCGCGATAACTCGGTAATGCTTTTTGGTTCTGCGCTGTCTGCTATGATTTCATCATGCCTTCCTATATCCCATGTCTTAAACTTCTCCCCTAAGTCTTGGTTGGTTAAACCTCCACTGTATATCAACTCCTCCATGTACAACTCATCCCCCCTTTGACTAACTCGAACTAAGGCAGCAGGGTCAGCAGCGAATCCAAAGTCTAAACCGTATGCTATGTGCTTTGCGTTCTCTGGCAGTTCGTCGTATACGTGCGTTTGAAATATGGTTTCCTTACTTATACCTCTCTCCCCTAGTCCATAGATTCTCCAATAGTTTTCATCTGTTTCCTTCAGTCGTTCAATCTCATCTATCACCTCCTTGTTTAAGAATGGATTGTCCAGGTACGTAGACTTAAAAAAGTCGCAGTCATCCCTAGGTATCACCGTATCATAAATCCAATGAAACTCTTCTGACGGGTTGAAATCGATAAAAATCTTGTAGAGGCAGCGCATAGAAATTTGGACGAAAACCTCTTTAGCTAATTCTGTACACTCGTTAAGAAAAACGAAGTGATGCTTTGCTCCCCTGAATTTGTCAGGTTGATCTGCGCTTATGAATTGAACGAGGTTGCCAAACAGATTGTACGTGTTCTCTGTCTTGTTGTGGTATTTCTCTTGATACCATCCTGCCTCCTGAATGATGTTAAAGAAGTCACGCATCACACTAGCGCGAAGCGAAGGGAAAGACCTACGTATGATGGTTATGGTATACTGTGAATTTTGGTACGTGTAGCACCACTCACATAGGCAATGTAAAACCGAATAGGTCTTGCCGCTTCTTGAACCACCTTGCAAGCAAACTATACGTGCTTTACTGCCCTTTACATCGTAGTACGCTTTGGGCTGTTTCACGTAGTTAGGTTCTCTTCTTCTTGGTCTGTCCTATCCAATACCTCATCGAACCACGAAGGGGGCTTAGAAGCCTCTAAAATCGTTACGTCAGTTTCTACTTGCTTAGGCATAAAGTATGGCATCAAGCTACTCAAAGCCTTTAGGTATTTCTCATCACTGTTCTCACGCAATACACCCAATGAATCTCTGATCTTATCTATCTCGCCTTCCATCACCTGCACAAACAATTCTCGTGCCTCACTAGAAATTTTACCCTTAGCACCTTTTGGTCTTCCGTTAGGGTTTCCCGATTGTCCTTTATCGTACTTAGCCATGTCTGTTTTTTTCTGTTCTTTACAGGTTCGAGTCCAAGAAGGGTTTACTAGCCCTTGAATATCATTCGCACTTCTGTTTGTCCTCCACCTTCAGGAACTTGGACATAGATTTGTTCAATCCATTTATTCTTGTACCCTTGAGCAATCCATTTGTCATGCTTTTCACGCTCACGAGTTAGAATTATTTGTTGCTTTTCTTCTTCATTATGGGTTAGTCTGTATGCTCCGTATGGATCAAAGGTAACTATGCCTTTGTCGTGCATCTCACTTAGTCTTGCTGATGCTGTTTGATTCTTTAGCCCCAAATGAAACTCAATCATTTGTAGGTTAGTTGCTCCTTTGCTTTCCAAGTAAGAATGTATCTGCTGTTCCATAGATTGTTTCTTAGGCTTGATTTCTTCGTGCGCCTGGTAGCTTGCTTTACTCATCTTCTAGTTTGCTTTTAAAATGTTCTATTATTTTCTCTGTCTTTACCTTGTAGTAGTCCTTAAATTCTCCCTCTCCTCCTTCCTGCTTGTACAGCTTGTAGAGTACAGCACGTAACCTTTGGCTCTGTGTCTTCTTCTTGTCGTACAAGTCTAACTCTATGCTGTCTAACTCTTCAAACGGTACGCTCTCTTCAGGCGAATCATCAGCCCTGAAGTACAGTATGCCGAATGTATCTAATAAACTGTCAATGTTCATTAGGTCTTGGCTCGTCTGCTCTTGAGTAAGCAAACGTAAACTTACGCTCCTATCCTTTCTGCGTTGGTATCCGTCAAGGATTGCAGGGCATAGGATTTTCATTTGTCGCAGCTTATAGCGTATGCCTTTTCTAGTTGCTCCAACTTACCAAGCATACAACTTCCGCACCGTGTTTTCTTCAAGCGTACACCAAACGTCCTTTGGTATACATCAATCAACGTGTCTTGAAAACCTAAGCCAATGTTTGCTCCTTCGTAAAACTTAGGCTTCAACACTTCAACCCATAGCTTTTGATCGGCTTCACTCATGCCGTCATAACGAGGGAATCTATTATTAAGATACTGCTTTCTCTTAGCGCATCCACAATCTTTGCCTGTTATCTCAGACACTTTTTCAACCACCTTTTTAATCCCTGTGGCTTCTGTAAATTTCTCAATGTCATCCCCTAAACCTTTTGATTTCTTGGCTCTTTTCTTGTAGGTGCGCTTGGGCTTTCCTAATGCTTCTGTAGATTGTTTGTCTGTTGATTCCTGTGGCATCGCTTAAAGTGTTTAATGTGTGACTGTGTAAATAATATGCTTTGAAAATCTCCCTATCAAACCAGTTGATTTCTTCAAGCATTTTGTATGCTGTACCTAATTGTTGTTTCTCAAGATAGATTATTTTTTCATCATCGAGCATCAATTGCTCTATGTTGTGCTTTGTTTTTCTGCTTTCATACTCTACATACTTCTTGTAAAACTTGCCGTCCTTATGGTAACTCGCAATCCTCATTGCTCGTTTCATGTAGGGTAGCATTTCGTTGCGCTCGCACAACTTGTCTAGTGATTCACCTTTTTTCATTAAGGTAATTGCCATGTCATGAACTAAATCATTTGACCAGTACTCACCAACCAAGCGTACACTGTACCTAACTAATGTGTCATATTCTTTTCTAAGGAAGTTTTCGAAACAAGTCATTGTAATGGGCAGTCATTTCTTGCAAGTCTGCTATGCTAAATTTAACCGTTTCATTGCTCATGCGTAAAATCTTATCGGCTGTTCCTTCACCGTAGATTGCATCCAACCTTTTAGAAAAAACATATTGCTGCCCCCCTAAAAAACCGTTGCACCGTTTACACTGACAAGCGACATTCACTAATCCTTCAGACGGTTTGTAAAGCCAACGTGTACTCATCTTGGCTCGCGTAATAAAATGTCCGCAATCCATAAGTTTCCAACTTTTGCGATCCAAGCAGGTGAAACAATTTGCTATGCCATTTTCATCTGCGCTAGATTTCCTAACATAGTCGCTTAACGCCTTGTCTAATTTCGCTTTCGCTTTACTCTTCTTCACTACCATCTTCAAAAACTGTATGTTCACCACACGATACGCAAATCTCATAGTCCCCTACTTGTGGTGTTCCACAACAAACACTTAGTAATTCTTCATTCATTGTCCCATCCGTTTTTCTTTTTTAACCTGGTACCTATGCCTTCTTTCGTTGGCACATGATCTTTTACTTGCAGCTTATCATACAGTTCAGCTAGTCCTAAAGGCTCTAACAACTCATCTGCACGTTCTATTTTTTGTTGTTGATCTTCAGCTACTTTGCGCTCTAACATTTCGGCACGAGTTTCTCCTTCATACGTAGCTAAACAGGTAAGGATTTCAGGCGTTTTGAATCGTTCGAACATCTTACCGTATTTGCCTTTGCGTATCATATCAAAACAGACTCGTATTTCTTCTAGCTTTAATGTAGGGTATTCATCTATGATTGACCTACAGCAGAACATTAGTTCTTCGTCGCTTTGTATGGTGACCTTGTAGTTCAACTCTTTAATCATTCGTCCTACTTCTGACACAATCCAACCCCGTACAATTTCAGGCGCAACCTTAATTGCTTTCTGTATGTTAGTGCCTTCTTCCCATGCTTGAGCAGGTGACAAAGAAATGCTGCTATCCTTCAGTAACGAATGACTTAATGTTGTCAGCGTTAAAGTTTGATTGCTTGAAGCCCTTGTTAACTTTTCCATCCTGATATTTTTTTTGTCTGCGCACCCAATTTCGTGCTGTTGCTTTCCAGTCTTTAATCTTGTTGCCGCCTTTTAATTTCCACCCCGTCTGATCGTACCAATCTTTAAATGCCTCTGCTTCGTCGTAATGATTTTTTACACCCAATTCTGCAAAGTACAAATAACATTCTTGAGCATTAGGAATCTTTGTAGGCTTCCCTTCATTCATTGAATTGTTACTTGTATTGGTACTTGTATTAGTATGTCGTACTTTTTTACGGGTGTTGACCGTAGTTTTCGATGGTTCAGAACGTAACTTTTTACGGGTACTACCCGTAGTTTTTGATGGGCTAGACTCGTAATTAAGTACGGCATTCATCCGTAAAATTCTACGGCTGTGACCATCAATTATTTCGTGGGTTCGAATGATGTAACCTAATTCCTCCGTCCTCTTTAATGACTTTTCAATCGTGCTTGCAGAACATCGAATGTGATTGCACAAATGCTCATTGCTTATAAAGCACGGCAAGCCATTTCTACTAAATGAATCAACCTCTAGAATAACTAGTTTCTCTGTCCAACTTAACTCATCGTTCAAATACAAATCGCTTGGTATCCAAACGCCTTTAAATTCTCTGTTGCTCATTGGTATAGATATTGGTTTTTACCTGTTAACTCCTTCAGGTGCTTATTTATTTTATTCAACTCTTCTACTAATATACTTTTCTTATACCCTTGTACCTGGTCGTGCAGGTAATACAGTTGCACCCGTAGTAAGCGCAACTCATTTACGGTCAGCTTGTAAGTGTCGAACATCCGTACATCTCTGTTCGATCATCTCTACCACTTCTGCTACAGGAACATCACCCCATTTAGAAAGCTGCTGTACGTGAGTAAAGAATTTTTTAGGGTCTTGATTGTACCAACGATTCACTGTGTTTTGCCCTACTTCTAAGGCTTCACCTAGTTTGTTCTGTGTGCCAAACTTAATCTTAATGAAAGTTTCTAAAGTCATTTCGCAATTCATCTAAGGTTTTTAATAATAACAAGGCGTTCTGCTTTGTTTCTTCAGGGCTATTTGAAAAGGTTGAAGCATGACCAATTGCCCATTTCAAATCTTCAGGCATTGGTTCGTGTATGTACTCATACTCCAATGTATAGCCGTCTTCAAGTGTTTGCTTTAGCTTTCCCATTCTTCTTTTTCTTCAGCTTTAGTAAAGTGTCCCAATAATAATTTGTAATTTCTTGGTCATGCTGAATAGCAGTCTTTGTTGGGTACAGAAACTTCTGCCCATGACAACCGTCCATCAAAGTATAACCTAGTTGAAACACTAAGGTTGATACCCCATCCTTATTCATGTGTTTTTGCATCTGTGGTTGACGCTTTAACCATAGAAAAAAGTTATGGATAATGTCGTTGTACTCGTCTTCAGACGTAGGAGTTGTAATAAATTTATCCATTAGAAAGGCAGGTCATCATTGTTTACCTGGTCGTACTTAAATTCATCTAAGCCGTCACGCATATCAAGAAACATACGTGCTGACCTAGCAATCTCATTAGGAGTTAATTGTCCTGCTGATGTAGTAACAAGCTGTAGATAGGTCAGTGCTGATGTTATAGCCCATGAGTTGCCAATGTTTTTCTGAACCAATAAATCATCGACACTATTACCACCACCTTTACCTTTCCATTCTGATTTTGGTTTACTTAGTGACATACGTTTGTTGCCTCCTTTGTCTGTCCACTCTTTAGTCACTTCGCATTCATCGCCTACTTGCCATCGCTTTTCACTTTGTGCCGTTACAATTGCGCTGCGCTGATCGTCAAGCATTACTTCATAGTTAAAACAATCTACACCTTGGTCATTTTTCCAAGGCTTACCTGATGACTGCATTTGAATTATTTTGCTCATATTAATTATGTTGATTAGAAATTTCTTCGTTGATTTTATCCCAAGGCAATACACCTAACAAATCTTCCGTGACGTTAGTTATATCCATGCGAACGCCCGACTCACTGACCAGTTCAATTCTTACTATCTCGTACTCTTCAGGGTCAGACGGTACGTCATAATCATTTGACGCTGTTTGTGGGTAGTATCTATAAGCTACCTCTAAGTGATGCGTTTCGCTTACCTCTATGTACTTTGTTTCCATTACTTTATGCTTTCTACTAACCTGTGTATTCCTAGCATAAAATTGTCTGCAACTGTCTTCGCGTGTACTTTACGAAGCCTTTCGTAGTTTGCTAATTTCTCCTCGCATTTGGTAAGAATAGCCTTCGCCAACGATTCCATTTCAGGGTCATCTCCCGATTCCTTTAAATCTTCGTGCAAAGCCCAAGCATCTATTGCTCGCTTTTCCCAACGTTGCTCTGTCCAAATGTCTATTTTGTTGTGTGCCATGAAGCAAATATAGTGTAAAGTAATCAATACTGCAAATTATACAGCACAAAAAACCCCCACCTCGTTAGGCAGGGGCTTTGCGTCAAAGAACCGTGTTACGAGGAAACACAGTCGGTTAAAGTTGTCTACAAGTTACTTGTTACTTCGATTCTTTCCAAGTACAACAGCTTGTAAAATTCGGGATAGCACGTTAACTACGCGATCATCCTTTTTTGTTTCTGTCAAAGCTGTAAGTGTACCTGCTGCAACAAGAATCACATTTAAAATCTCACTCCAATACATCGTTAAAAATTCCATGTTTATTTATTTAAAAATTTATACTTCTCCTGCACATTAAAACTAGGGCAGGCTTTACTTGAAAACTCGTTGTGTCCATGAACTGACA